GCATCCATTTATGCACCAACAATTACCTTTGCTGGTGGGTTCTGTGCAAAGACAACCTTGATCTGTTCAGATGATTTCTTGCCATCAACTTCCACATGAAACCAATCCCCCGTAGGTGCGCCCGAAACAGTTGGTTTATCGTATTTCAACCATGCCATGTCACGATCACACTTGGCTGCCCTTCCGTGTGGCGCAGGGAAGTAGTCAATGATCATTTCAATTCCTAAAGCGTCAGCGTGCTTGATCAGATATTCCATTGCTTCTGTCGCATACTTGCGACCACCCTTAGCAACACCACGCTTACCATCACTCATGTTGCGGAAAGAAATATCAACAGCCCTGCCCGTTGCGTGAACACTCAACGATTCTTTCCCCTTCATGTTTCTCACACCAAATGATCCGTTTGACCAGAGCGCAGGATTGTAAGCCTTCACAAGTTCTTTGATCAACGCAGTCAGTTGTGGATGCTCACCTGCAGCAACACCATCTTTGTTCCCTGTGTACGGGCGTTTCATTTGACAACCTTCTTTGCAACCTTCTTTGCTGCGATCTTTGCAGGTGTTGCACCAAACGCTGCATCAATTTCATCAGCAGTAAGTTTCCCATCCACACTTGCACGGGCTAACGATTCAACAACCTTGAACACTGATACTGCACCAGCAAGCGCAGCAGCCTTCCAAATCTCTAGTTCAGGTGCGATAACAGATGCACCTGTGATTACACCCAACGCATTAGTAAGAAATAACGCAACAATTCTGCCTGCGACATCTTGAGCCTTTTTCATTCTGGATCGCCTTTCCTCAACATTGTTGCCATGAAGTGTACTAGCACCGTCAGGCAGGTGATCCACAAAGCCTGTCGCAAGGTTGTTCCTGACAAAGTAAGCAGCACTAAACCCGTTCCAGCCCACACCCAAGCGTTCTCAATCAGGTAATCATGTATTCGTTTCATGTACGCCTCACAGGTGCAGGTGACGGTAGAGCAACCAGAATTGTAGTGCCTGCAATAATCGTGCGCCTCACAGCAACATTCACATTTGAGCCAAGTGGAACATATGCGCTGAAACCGTCATTGCCGAAAATGTTTAGCGTTTCCTCAAACGCCTCTTTCACTTCTGCAGGAACATCAGGATCATTCATTGAGTCAGCAATAACTGCAGCCATTGACTCCGATAGTTGTGCTGGTTCAATCTGCTCAAACAGTTGTTGCGCTTGATCACCTGTGATTGCTGTTAGAACTTCAACTGCAGCAACCAGTTGTTCTGCCTGATCTGATGTGATCTCACTGGCAAGAATTGTGTCCACAATTTCAGCAACCTGATCTGGTGCTGCTTCTGATAACGCTGTTAGGGCTTCCATAAATTGTTCCTGTGTCAAAGGCTGATCAGTTTCAGGGGGTACATAGACACTGGTTGTGGTTTCTGGTGCGCTAGAAACGCTTACAGGGGGCAATGAGGGGATTGTGGTGGCAGGGATAGTTGTGCTTGTAGCCTGTGGGGATGTGGTCAGCGTTGTTTCTGGTATTGGTTCTTGCGTGGTTGTTGTGGCTGGTATTGAAGTGGTTACCACGATTTCTGCAACAGGTTGAGGATCGGTTGGAATAGATGAGGTTGTTTGGGGCAATGTTGTTGTTGTTTGTGATACTGCCGTTGTGGTTGGCTGGTAAATAGATGTTGTGGTGGTGCTTGTTGGGATCACCGTTGTTGTGGCACTTGGTTCTGTTGTTGTTGTCTCAATGGTGGAAGTTGTCGCAGAAGGCAACGGTTCAGAAGTAAAGAACTCAGGTTGCACAATCGCCCAACCCGTGTTGTCAATGTTCCATGCAAGCATGAAGCAAGTTCCACCACCGTTCTCATAAAACCACGCATCCAAAACTTGTGTGCCTGCAGCAATATCAATCAGCCCTGTTTCAGTTGCGCTGCATCCCTGATCCTGCCAAACACCAAACTCATCTGTGCCGATCTTGACCGTGCCACCATCATCAGATGCAACCCAAAACTCAATGGTGTCGTGTTCAGGTATCTGAATGAAGCCCGTGTAATGCAACATGAATGAATCCCAACCGCACTCACCAAACAAGTTCTGTTCATAATCAAATGTCACATTGATAAACGGTTCAATACTGCTACCGCATAAAGGGTAAGCAAGATCAGATTTGGTTGGTGGTATCTCCGTGATCTGATATCCACGAACTAGCAGACCAACTTGTGATGCCTGTGCAGGCTGTGGTGCAAATAAAGCGAACAGTGCTACAGGGAGAAAGATCAGCCAACGAGAACTTCTACCCATGACAGTTCGCTTTCATTCCACATCCATCCGCCTTCAGGCTTCGGGGTAGGTGCTTGCCAGTCATGGTTGCTATCTAAAGTCCAAGAAGGAAAAGGTTGTGGCGCAACAAACACATCAGCATCCGCATCATAAGTGAAACCGATACCTGCGTACTGTTTGCGAATGTTGTTGTTGTAACTGGTCTGCACATATATTTCACTGAACTCTTTGCGCCATTCAGCGTAAGTGGTTTCATATTCATCACCAACAACAATCACATTGATAACGATGTTGTTCTCATCTAGTTGTGCGAAGTGTGCCATATCAGTTGAACCTTATTGTTCCGCTTGCTGACGCTGTTATTGAATAAACACGGAATCCTGCACGGGTTGGTTCTGTGTATGTCAAGTTTGTAAGTGTTGCTGCAGGAAATGTGTCAGGGTACGCAATGATTACAATGCCTGAACTGCCGTTTGTGCCAGTTACCCCGAATCCACCTGCTGCGAAGTACCAACCACCACTACCACCTGAGCCGATAGCACCTGAACCTGTTGAACCGTTACTGCCAGCACTTGAATACGCACCACCACCACCGCCACCAGCGTAATAAGTTGATGTGCCTGTTATTGATGACAGCGCCCCAATGCCACCATTGCCACCTGAGAAACCAGCGCCCCCACCTACTGCCCCTGCACCACCACCACCACCACCTGAACGGTATGTTGCGGTGTCTGTCGAACCTAGACCGCCACCAAATCCTTCAACTGGAGAATATCCACCAGAGTTGCCTGTGCCTGCAGTTGGTGAACCGTTGCCTCCAGAAGCACCACCGCCTGACCCACCAGCAAGACCATTACCAGAACCACCACCGCCACCGCCACTTGCGGTAATGCTTGAAAATACAGAGTTTGCACCATTGGTTCCAGCAGAACCAGAAGATGCTGTACCACCACCGCCGATTGTTACCGCATAGGAAACACCAGTAGTAACAGCAAACGCAGTATTGCTTCGGAATCCTCCTGCACCACCACCACCACCACCAAATTGAGGACCACCTCCACCGCCACCAGCGACAACAAGCAATTCAACTGATGATAGTCCTGTTACACCGCCACCAGACCAATAATCATTGACTTGATTAGTGTTGCCTCTGCGTGAACGCAAACCTAACGCACCACCACTAATCGCTTTACCACCCGATAACGCACGATCAAACTTTGGCATAGATCACCTATGCAGTGATTCGGTTCACATAACCTGAAAGACAAATCACATTCGCTGTCGCTGCAAAAGCACGAACAACAAGTGCTGAAGCGTTGCCTTTGATAAGCAAACCTGCAACGATCAAATACAAACCGTTTTCAGCCTTCACCGTGTATTCAATATGATCATCAGGTGACGCAACACCACCCCACTCAATAGTAAGTTTCACATCAGATGCAGAAGTGTTTACCGCATACAACCAAATCTCATCAAGTGTTGTGGTGGTGGTTGAACCAGTGTGGATCAAAGTTCCTGCTGTTGCGGTTTGCGCAACCTTGATCTGTTTTCCATCTGTTGAACCGCTAAGGATTTGTTTGCTGAATGTTGCCATGATTTTCCTTTACCCGAATACTTGCGAACTTAGAACAAACTGATCATCCTCACCAAGCGCAGCCCACGCTGTGCCAGTGTAATAAAGCAAACTGTTTGCATCAGAAATATAACAAATCATTCCCTCAGCAAGTGTTGGTTCACCCGCACCACCAAACGCTGCATCACGGGCTGCTGTACTAGCGAACACCATCACAGCCTGATCCATCAAATAGGTATTGACCTGTGCAGCAGTGAGAACAGCCCCACTGGTAAAGAGTTTTGCGCCTGCGCCTGCCATAGTGCCTCCTAGTGTAACACTCTAAGTTAGAGCGTTTGTAGAGTCCATCACGCCAAATGTTGCATCATCCAGCGTGAAAGGATAAACCAGATCAGCAACAGCAAGCCCGAACTCAACCGTGTGTGAACTAGGTGTGATCACATGACGGATGTTCTCAATGCTGTATTCCTTCGTGACACTTGCTGGTGTTCCCGTTGGATAGGTGCGTGTGATGCTCACAACATCAGCGATCTCCAGCCCTGTCAAAGTTCCCTGATTCCCCACAGTCAAAGGATTGTAAATGGTCTGCAGTTTGTCAAACCTGTACTCAGGCAACTTGTACCTGTCCAACAGATCGGTTGCCAATGTCAAGGCTGCAGCATCATCAACCAACAACAACCCTGAAAGATTGAGCGTTGAAATCCCGTATTCGGTTTGTGATGCAACATCATTAACTGTTTGATCTGTTCCACCTTCAACCGTACACACCACCTTGTTGTATAGGAACTCTTGACCGTACATAACTGAAAGGCTGGTGTATGGAATGTTTGTTCCAGTATCAGTGAAGTATGCGCTAGGCGTTGAAAATGAGGCTGCAATACGATCCGTGAAAGTTAGATCACCGTTCGCTGCAACAAAGAAATATCCTTGTTCACTGGTGGCAACAGACTGCAGATAGGTGAGGATGTTTGTGTTTGCACCAATCTCAAATGTTGCACCACCACCCAAAGTTGCTGAACCAGCATCAATATCCCTAGTTGCAGGGTAATTCACTTCAGGGAGATCAAGGATTGTGGAAACCCGTGTACCAGACAACTCTTGTGTTGGTGTTAGTGGATTCTCTGTGAATGTGTTTGCGAGCAGCACAAAGTCATCTGATGCTGTGATAGTCACATAACTATTTTCTGTTGTGGCATCAGGGTTGTTTGGTTCGTAGGAAACATCAATATCTGTGATACGCCCTGTGAATAATGCAACCCCGTCAGAGAACACCGACACCTTTCGGCGTGGTGCAACACCAGAAACACCAAGCGTGCTGTTCCAATATGGTGAACTCTCGTTGATTGGGTCAAACCTGCGATCACGGTTCAACAAGCGCACACTGAAAGTTCCTGCGTTGAAGTTCTGCAACTGATCAGACCTACCTCGTGAAATAGATATTTCCTGCGCATAAGCAGAAACATCATCACCAATCAAAGTGCCATCAAGGTAATCCTCATCAAGCACACCAAGCACAGCGTCATCAAGCGTGAACGGGTTTACAGGGAAACCCAACTCCATGAAAATCTGTACATCCTCACCCCATGCCATTGTGGTCATGTCAAGCAACCTTCAACGGTAACGCACCATTCCTGCGCTGATACCTAGTAAGCACATCAACAATCTCATCACCAAGTTTCGCTGGATCAGTACCCATACCAGCATTGATTGTGAGATTGACTGTCATACCTGACTGCAAACGATCAAGAGGAATGACCGCCTCTGCGCCAGCCTCACCGATAAGCGCACGGGTTGGTTGCGTCACAATTCCACCAGTTGCAAACGGCGTGTAACGGCGCAACGCTAATTCATCAGACTGACCTTGTGAAAGAACACCACGAGCAACCGCACCCATTTCAGCAACACCACGACCAATACCAGTTGTGGCTGCAAAAGGTGAACCATACCGTGCCTCTGCTGCAGCACCACCTGCACCACCAACCCGTGCCTTGCGTGCTTTTTCCTCAGCCTCAATCAAACGCTCAACTGCTTCAGTCTGGCGTTCAATCGCCTCAGTAACAGCATTTTCCGCTTCTGCCTGCGCCTTCTTAGCGTCATTCAACCGATCCAACGCTTCTGTATATGCGTCACTGCCTTCCTTCGCACCGTTGATTGCTTCATTCAACAATGTCTCAGCCTCAGCAAGCGCATCAGTTGCCTCAACCTGTGCATCTGTTGCATCCTTCACAGACAACTTGGATTCAGCCAAAGCAATCTCAGCCTCACGAATAGCCTGCGGAGATGATTCAGGATCAAGGCGAACTGCAGCCAACTCTTGTTCAGCCTTAGTAACAGCGAACACAGAAGTTTCCACATCATAACCAGCACGCTCAACAGCATCCTGCGCTTTGCGCAAAGCCAACTGACGATCCTTAGCCTGCTTACTGTTTGCACCATAACCTGCAACCACCTGATTGAAATATGCTTGCGCATCAGTCAGTTTGGTGGTTGCTTCAGCAAGGCTGGTGCGTGACTTCATCAACGACTTATCTGCATCACGGGCAGACTTCTGTGCAGAACTCATACCCTTCAACGCATCAATGTACTTTTCAAGTTTTTGTTTAGCAGTTTCAACAGCCTTCGCAGCACCACCGCTTCCAGCACCGTTATCGCCTGCAGCAGCCTCAGCAAGTTTTTTCATCTGCTTGATTGTTTCATTAACGCCACCTTCTTTTGCACGCATACCACCAGCAGCCTCAGCAACGCTTCCAATCTTTTTGCGTGCGTTATCCGCAGCAGAACCAATACGCCCAAACTCAACCTCACCAATCTTGCCAATCTCAGTAAGCCCTGCACCAAAGAAGTTGGCAGCCTTGATCAGCAGGTTGATTCCCGTGATGATCCCGTTGATAACAAAAATCCAAGCGTTCAACCAGTTCTCGATAATTCCAATAATGAAGTTAATGACAGAGTTGATCACCTTGCGAACAATCTCAAACTTCATATAAAGCGCAACTGCTGCAACAGCCAAAGCAATCACAGCAGCAATCACAATCCCAATAGGGTTAGATAGCAACGCCACATTAAACAAGTTCTGTGAAATAGTTGCAGCAATAGTGACCAGTTTCAACGCAACAAACGCTGCAGTCAAAGCAAGAATGGTGTTCCCAAATGCACCCATGTTGGTAGTCAGGCTCACAAAGTCACCTGCCAGCATTTTGATTCCAGCCCCCAAACCTTTCTCACCAATAACATTGGCAAGATTGGTCAGATATGGCACAACCTTGTTGGTCACAAAGTCTGCAAACTTCTCTATATGTGGGATGAGCATTGCACCAAACTCCTCAGCCACATTCCCCACAGCAACTTTCATGCGATCAAAACCAGTGGCAGTTGCAGCAGCCGTGCCACCAACCTGTGCTTCAACTTCAGCAAGAATGATTTTCTGCGCACCCAACACATCACCAGATTCAACAAGCGTTTTGATTTGTGCCTTCTGCTGGTCTGTGAAGTTGATGCCTGCACGGTTCAGGGCTGTAATGCCCTTCACAGGGTTGCTCAATGCCTTACCAAGTTGCATTGCTGCAGCGTCAGCAGAACCAAACACATTGCCTAAATCCTGTGCAGCAATAACAGCACGATCAAACACATTGTTGTTCTCACCTGTTTGATTCTGGATCTGCTTGAAAGTAAGCAACAAGTTCGCAGACTTCTGAATTAACTCATCATCCACGCCAATCTGCATAGCAAGTTTATTTGACAGGTTGCTGACCTGTGATGCCGTGATACCTGCAGCCCCACCCGTAGCCTTAATGATCGCTTCAGTTTGTGCCATAACCTTCTGCGATTCATACGCTGCAGAGGCAAGTTTGAAACCAATAGCACCAGCAGCAACACCAACGGCTGCACCAATCTTGGCAATGTTCTTTATCCCGTTAGTGACAGCCTTATCAAGAGTCTTGAGAGAGAAAGTAGCCTTTTCGCCACTGCCCTCAATTTTCTGAAAATCCTTGATTGCTTTGTTGATGCCCTTGCTGTCAAAGGTACTGACTATGTTTACGCCAACTGCCATAGGGTTATCCGTTCAATCGTTTCTGCACTTCACCATCAATCTTGCGAATAGAAACTTCAACAGCCTTTTCAATCAACGGCAAGTGCTTTTCAGTTGCAGGATACATTACACGGGAACGATATTTGCCCTGTTTAGTTTTCACTCTCAAATGCTTATCAAGGTTGGCAACAAACTTCTGACCTGCTGAAGCACCAGAACCACGCCCTGCACCAATGTTTGAACCTGCTGTGTCATACACCTGACCACCAGCATCAGATTGTTGCAATCGGATCAGACCATGCTGACCGACACCAGTTGGCTTCTTAGTGGATACAGCAACACGCACCTTGTTCTTTGCAGCAGAACCATTGTATTCAGGCAACCGTGCCTTGCCTTTACGCCCACCAGAAGTGTGCCAGTTCAGCAACGGTTCAGCAGGGAACTCACGCCCCACAGCGTCAGCAGCAGGTTTGGCAGATAGTTTCAGATCCTTCTCAATGGTCACATACGCTTGACGCTCATATTTGCGCAACTCTGCAAGCGTTTCACGCACACCATAAACATCAACTTTGATTCCCATAGTGTGCTGATACTACTACCGTCTGCGATTAGCACGCTCTGCCTTCTTGTTTAGATAGTCCAGCATGGCTTGCAACATCACATTGCTTTCAGACAACAGTGCGCTAGGCGCAATCCCTGTCTCGCAGGCTAAAAAGGCAACGATCCAATGAGCAGAATCGTCACCTAATCGGCTTTTGGGGTTTCAACTTCCTCACGGATTTCAACCGTAACAACCGTGTTGATCCAATCAGGATCAAACTTCAGGCTGGTTTTGCGTGTGCGTGTCTCACTATGCCAAGCCAACCATGCCAGATCTGTTAGACGGATCTCTGTTTCAAAGCGTGCAACGCTGCGTGACCATGTGCGTTCAAACGCAACGAAGTCAGCAAACACAGCATCAACATCAGACTTTGTGCCGTCATTGAACTCAACCATCAAAGCAATTTTCATTGCAGTCTCCTTCTAATTGTTTTTGTTGTTTAGTTAGGCAACAGCCTTGACAAGTGTTCCACCAGTAAAGGTCAATGAAGTCATTGCAAGTTCACCAACGGTTGCAGAGATCGGAGTGTGACTGGATAGATACGCCCCACTAATTGTGTAACTTGGATTCGTTGCACTGACAGCACCCGAAGTTGGTTTGAACACAAGCGTTGTTGTTGTGCCTACAAGTGGGAAAATGGTTGCTTCAGTTTTCGTTGCAGCAAAGTCCTGCATGATATCTACAGTAACGCTGTTGTTCTGCAAGCCACCAACAAATGAACGGTTGCCACCAAAAGAAGTGGTTTCAACTGCTTCAATTTCGTAGTTGATTTCAACATTGTTTGACAATGAACTGAGATCAACAGCGTTGATTGTGATTGAAGCATTTGTGAGAACTATTGCAGCCATGATTATTTTTCCTGTTCGCTTGTAACTGACTTTGAAACTTTTGCATTGACTTCAGCGAGATGACCGCCTTCAACCAACGCCTCAATGTTACACCCATCCAATGCTGTGCTGTCCAGCACTTCACCCTGCTTACCTAAAGCAAAGTTGTCGCTTACTACTTTGTAACTTGCCATGTGATGTTTCCTATCCGTGAACTTCAACTTGCATTTGAATAACTAAAAACTGCGCACCACCAGCATCAAGACTGGTTATGTCTGCACCTGAGCGTACTATCAAAGTTGAACACACGCCACCAAGCGTGGGATCTGCCTCAATCGCTGCACGCACACTCTTAGCACCAGAATAAGAAAGATAATCATCAAGGGCTGCGTGCGCTGTGCGATCTAACCAACGACCAACAACCACATACACAGTCCAGTTCATAACCACATCACCACCTGAATAGGCTCTGTGATAATCAATGCTGTTCAGTTGTGGATACCCAAACGGAGGGTTTTCTTGTTCAGGCTGATAGTTGAATGTGCGCAAACCAGAAATGGTTGCCAGCCGTGTCTGCAGCCCTGTGGCAACTTGCGAAACGGTTGCTGGCATCAGATAGCCCCAAAGACCACATACTGATTGAGCAGGTCACGCACATCAGGATCAACAGCCCGAACCTGCAACGCCATATCAGCGAACCCAACAACACCAAGCGCAGCGTTCAATCTGGCAAACTGGCGCATAGCAAGCAGAACGCAAGCCTGCGACACATCAGCAGGCACAGCATCCCAACCCCAAAGCCCTGTCACCTGACAGGTAGGGAAAGATGGAACTGTGAACAACGGGAATGTTGCACCTCCAACCATACGGGCATGAACATAGGGGTAGCCACGAAGTGAAGCATCAGTTGGTTCAAGAATGTAATCAACACCCTGCGTCAGCGTGGTTGCATAAGTTCCATTTGCTGCTGAATCAATCTTGATCGTCACAGTTGCGTTTGCTAAATCCTCTGGCATACGCAACAGATATTCGTTGATTGGGTAGATGTTGATTGCTGTTGATGCTGTCTTGTAAAAGAACCTGCCACAATAACCATCAATGCGCCTAGACGCAGACTCAATAGCCTTCTCAAGAAGCCCATCATCCACATTGTCTGTCAGCCGTAGCGCAGACTTAACCTCAGCAAGCGTGCAATAACCATTCACGATTGCCATGAGTTATGCCTTGCGCTTAGGTGCAGCCTTGCGTGTAGCACGCTCTGCTACAGGTTCAACAGCAGCCGTTTCAACTTCAACAACCTTGCTCTTGTATCCCAATTGGGCAAGTGCATCATCACAGGCTTTGACACGATCCTTCAAACCTCTGCGCACATAGCCTTCACGCTCAACAAGTAGGGCTTCAATTTGTTTGTTCATGTTGCAAATCATACACAATAGAAAAAGAAAGACCGCCAACACAGTGAAAAGTGTTGGCGGTCTTTCGGCTCTAATCCGAAATGTTGTGTATCGGCTTTAGAAGGTTGGTGTTACCAAGCCCGTTCCGTTGATCTGCGCCCAAGCATTTGGGTAACGGTTTGCAGTGAACGCTGCATATCCGTACACAATCATTTGAACATCAAGTTCAGCACCCTTTGGTTGCTCAAAGCGCAACATCATTGGTTCACCAGCACCTTGTTCCCACAGGTGAAGTTCCTGTGCGTTACCAATGTAGATGGTGTCTTGGTTCGTGCCTGCACCTTGTGCAACAGAAACAGTTGCATCAGTTACTACTGGCAGACCAGCAATGCTGTAACCAGAGTTTCCGTACTGAACTGATCCTGAACCAAATGCAACTGGGTTCATTGCAACTGGAGTTGGTACAGCCAATGGTCGGTTGCTTGAGTCAAGTGCTGCAAGAATCCAAGCCAAACGGCGTGGGTGCATCACGATCACATTCGGACCACCAAAGAAAGTGGTCTGAACCTTCTGAATTGCATCCAAGAGTTTTGGATAAAGTTCAGCAACTGTTGGTGATGCGTCAGTGTAAGTGACTGACTGTCCTGCTGATGCAAGAAGTTCAGCAACTACTGCTGTGTTCAATGAAGTGTGGTATGCGGAAACAAGATCAGCCATTACGAGGCTGTCAATTCCCGTGCCACGCTCAAGTGCCTGACGGCTCACATTCTGCTGACCTGCATAGGTGTTTACCGAAATGTCCAACTTGGTGTCATCCATGTTGGTTTCGGAAACTGCTGCGCCTTCAGTTTGTGCTGCAACAGATGAACCAGTGGTTACTTTGCTGATGCTCAGGGTCAGACCTGCTGCTGGCAACTGATGCTTGCGAGCAATGTCTGCTGTTGGGCGACCTGCACGGGCATATGGTGCTGCCAAGTCGGTAAGGAATTGTGGAACAACCAAGCCAGCGAAGTTTGCGCTGGTCACATCACGGCGTTCAATCTTTTCCTCGTTCATGTGACGGGCAAGACGATCTTTCGCAGCGAAGTCGTTGTTGAACTGTGCAGCGTAAGCGTCAGCAATAAATGATGCTTCACCGTTTGGTGAGTAGGTGCGAGCCTCAGACTTAACTACGGCTGGTGCAACTGCTGCATCAAACTTCTTTTCCTTGCGGAGTTCTGCAGCCTCAGCCGAACGCTTTTCAAGTTCGCTGTGGGTTGCAATCTGCTCATCCAATGAACGAACCTCATCAAGTGCTGCAACAATTTCTGCATCTTGCTCTGGTGAAAGTTCACGGGCTTCTGCCTGTGCTGCTGCAACAATGGCATCTGCCTTTGCAAGCGCAGCATCACGCTTTTCAATAAGTGATTTACTAAATGACATAATGACCTCCAAGATCATCTGATTTGAATGTGTGTTTTCCTTTCAGTGTTAGGAGGTCAGTGACAAATACTGTCGGCTGTCTAACGGCTGCGAAGTTTCTGCAAAGCAACCTGATTCTTACGCAGGCTCAATGTAGAAACTGGTGCAACAATAACAGCCTCATTGCGCTTGCGCAACTCAGCCACCGTCTGCTCATAAGCAGGGAAGGTCACAACGCTCACATCAAACAACTGCACTTCACGCAACTCACGCACAGAGCGATCATTGTTCCAGTTGTCTTTGATTGTGCGGAAAGCAAAACTCATCTGCGACAGATCGCCACGCTTCATTGCAGACATGATCCGTGCAGCATCAGGGTTCATTGGATCTAGTTCAGCCTCAACACGCAAACCACGCTCATCCTCCTCAAGCGCAAGAGTGCCAGACTTAGAACGAGCCAACGGCACGCCTTCATGGTCAATCAACAAACGCACATCAGCACCATCATTCAATGTCTTGCTGAACGCACCACGCTTCACAAACTCTGTGAACCCCATATATTCAGAAGGTGAATCCCACACGGCTGCATAACCAACAAGTGTTTTGCCTTCGTTCTCTGCACGAACCTCAAGATTGGAATACGCAATGCTGCGCTTCTCATCAATTTCAGTTGCTACCCATTGCACAAGTTCGCTCATAATTTTCCACCTTACTATTCAGAATCTAATCTTTCCACAATACGATTTGCATATTCTTGCGCACGGCGTGCTGAAGCCTTAGTTGCCCCACCACCCCACAACAACATTGCAACCAAACCTGCTGTGATCTCATCACCCTGAACAGCATCCAGATCGTCAATGTGTCGTGCAATCCACGCACCAATCTTGCGCCACTTTGCTTCTGTTATCTGACCTGCAGCCATTTTGCGTGCATCCTCAACTGTCTGTGGCACAAGCCCATCACCAGACAAACCTTGTTCATGCAACGCCAGACCACGCTTCGCTGAGGCACGCATGAACGCTGGTGCAGAAAGATCAACTGCACGCAACTCTGCTTCCTCAACTAATTCCTCTGGTTCACCTTCCATCTCATCCTCATCATCCATCTCCTCAGATTCATAGGATGACTTAGCCTGCATCAGCAACATAATTGCTGAATCAATGAACGCAACCATTTCCTCATTGCGTTTGCTCATCTTGCGTTGCCCAACTTCACCTGCAGGTTCTAAACCTTCAGCCAACGACTGTGCCACCATACGATCAATGGCATCTTGTTTTGTCTCGTAACAGTCCAGTGTGGTTGCTGATCCATCTGCTTCAATCTTTACTGCAGCCCAATTAGAACAATCGGATTGGTTCACTGATATCCCGTAAGGCATGATCAGTCCGAATCAATCGTAATAATGCGGATTGTTTCTGTTACACCTGATGCACAGATACCCCACAGCCCGTCACCAACACCAAGCCCACCCTGCACAGGTGCGCTGTGCTTCACGATAGGGAAACCTTGTGCAGCAGTCACATCTGCGCCACCAACATAAACAGTGTTGTTGCCTTCAATCTGCACATACACAGGGCGATTGATGTTGTCCACTGGAACAAGGTTCACAACCGTATCTGAAACAACTACTTTGTACGCTTTCATCTTTTACCTTTCAGGTGGTATTGCATCAGTGCCGATAGTTGGCAAATCCCCACCTTCAACACCAGCAACAACTGTTCCAGCCAAGCCCATAACAAACTGATCTCCACCCTCATACGGTTCACGGTTCTCAATCTCACGAGCCTCATTAGGTGTCATAGTGCCGTTCATGATCTGCTTCTGTTGTGCGTTCACACGGGTCATCAGGTCTGCACGCAAAAACTCCTCTGGATTGAAACGCACAGATTGTGGGCGTGGCAACATTTCGCTGAACGCTGATTCCAAACGGCGAACCCAACCAAGCAGTGTGTACTTGAAAAACGCTGAACCCAACGCCTCAATGTTTTGGTAGGTCTGTGAATCGCCACCTGTGCCAATGATCAGGTGCAATGGGATACGGTACACACGAGCGATATCACGAATGATTGATTCTTTGTGTTCCAGCATTTGCATATCTGCTGCACTTGTTGTGATGCTGCGCCACTTCAAACCGCCTTGCAACACGGCAGGCTTCCTGTGTTTGTAATGTGACTCAACCCAATTGTCACGGATCTGGCGTGCCTGATCAGTTGTCAGTGAACCTTCTGTTTCTAATACTGATGATGGTGTTGCGCCTTCACCGTAGAACTGTGCAAGGAAACGATCCATTGCAAGCCCCATGCCAACTGTGTTGCGCATTGTTTCTAACGGGCTGATGCCTCGCAACTGGTTCGGGAGGATTGCCCAATGGATTGCACGAATGTCTTTGCTGCTGTATTGAACTTTGCCTAGATCGTAAATCAACTCACCTGTGTCTGTGGTTGCGATTCCCTTGATTGCGTGGGGGTGAATATTGCGCATTTCAACGGGAAGTCCATCTGCGCCTCTTGGTGCATATATGTAGGCGTTGCCATGTAATGCAAGAGTGAGCATTGTTTGATGCACGAACTCAAACATGTTCTGATGATCGTTGGGTTGCTGGAGGACTGAAGGTGTTGGTAGTCGTTCAATTCTGTCTGCCCTTGTGCGCACCAGTTCTACTGGCATAGATGCAATGGAGTCAGCAAGGATAGTCACAGAAGCAAGAACTGCGCTATGTGCAACGGCTGTGATCTCTGTAACAATTTCGCCTGACCAGTTGTTATATAACGGGCGTGCAGTTATCTGATAAGGATCAATGCTGGTTGGCAATGCACGCTGTTCAGATTTTTTCCACAAACTCATGCTGCAAAGCCTCCACCGACTATCAAGAGAACACCTAGCACAATAACACCAATCGGAACACTGAAGGATGCTATGCCTGCGACAACACAAATCGCACCGACAACTTCAACTGCTGTTGTGATTACTTCTCTAAGTTTCATGACCAAATATCCAATACTGATGGTGTTGCTTCTGGGGTTTCAGGTTTGCTTGTTGCACGATCCAACGCCATAACCATAGCAATACAAGCGTCAATCTTTCTTTTAGATTTGCCTTTGCTTAGTGTCCAGCCTTTGTCACTCATGCGTTGCGCTGCAGATAGAACTTGATCTGTGAATGTTGGTGCGCCATCATGGGCAACCTTCTTGGCAACAATCATTTCATAGGCGTTACCACAGGCAGGGATCATTCGTGATGCAGATTGTGGGAATGTAACAAGGTTCATTCCACTGTCAGATAGATATTCTGCGCTGCGTTCAAAAAAGGCAGGGTCATACACGAACTCTCGCACCTCAAAGGTGTTGTGCAGTTCCCGTAGGTGGGCTTCAACACCAGCAATATCAATCCCCTCAAGTTCTGGATTCCAAATCTTTGCCCGAACAACAACCCGATCCTCTTGAGGTTGAGCAACACAAACAGCAATGGTGTCACGCTTCAACGCCATATCTATCCCAACCCACACAGGCAAATCAGGATCAAGTTGATGTGTATGCGACACACATTGTTCCCATGCACCAGCAGGCAACCACGACTCTTGGCTTCTAGTCCAGTTGTTCAAACGCCACCTGCGCACACTGGACTCAGCAGATTGTTTGACTGCTGCTGCTAAGTCCTCTGGGTCAAGCAACCCTTCAGCAAGGTTCGGGTTTGCGATCATCCATGCTTTGCGATCATTCAGGTCACAATCCTCTGGGGCTTCCCACCACCAGAACCCAAAGGTTTCATCATCCACCTCACCAGAAGCAACCTGTTTCCCGTAGTGATACATCTTGCCTGCAGGGGAATCCAAATCAAATCCTGCTGTAGTGATACTGATGCTGATTGGTTCAATACGGTTTCCTGAACCTAACTGCATCTGGTCAAGCAGATCACTGTTGGATTGTCCCCACACTTCATCAATCAACGACACAGACGGGTTCAGACCTGCAAGACCTTTCACCTCACTAGATAGCACACGGAACACAGAACCAAAACGGGGCATCTCAATCGCATCCCTGTAAATCTTTGCTTCAGCGTTCAACAACGGGCTATTCTGGATCTGCTGTTTGGCTTCACCAAAAATAATCCGTGCCTGCTGTCTGTCGTTTGCAATCGCATAAATCTCTGAACCAGCCTCACCACTAATCATGGTGAACACACCAAGCGCACTCATCATGAGGCTCTTGCCATTTTTGCGTGGCAAACCAATCATGGCTCTGCGATAACGCAACCTGCCTGTCTCATCATTGCGTTCAAGCAAAGACTTCAGCAACCATTTCTGCCAGTTCGTGAACTCAAGTGGTGCGCCAGCCTTAAATCCTTTCAACACCTGAAAGTGCGCTTCAGCAAACGCAATCAGTTCATCACCGTCAGTTTGCAAATATTTTCTAGGCGTATAAAACGCAGGCTTCCACTTATTTAGAGGATGCACGCTTTTCGGCAATGCGCCTGTGGAGATCGCTGAACTCATGCTGCTTCACTTCCCCTGTTCCTAACAGTCCTCGCTCTGATGGTGTAAATCCTATCTGACCTAACAAAGTGATTATCTGCCGATCAATTTCACGCAACGCACGGCGATCACGCCACGCATCAGGGTTCTGTTGCAACCTGACACGCAGCCTTGTGCGTTCCTCAGTTGCCTCACACAACATCAACACCAGTTCAGTATCCATCTGCTGCTTCAACCAGCCTGCACCGCTAGTCCAGACCTGCGACCACAAACGCAAACCTTGCTCACCTAACGGGCGTGACGGATCAGGGATGTGTGAAGTTGGAAGCGCAGTCACACTTGCTGTTGGTGTGGTGGCAGGCAGTTTCCTTCCAGACGGATTCCCAATGCGCTGCTTGCGCTCAACAGGTTTCCTGTTATGTCCACCGCTACCTTTGCCACCCATGCTGTTCAGTCCTCAATTCAATAGATCAATAGTGTTACACAAAACAAATGGGGCGCACCCTGCGATCAGTCAAGGTGCGCCCCACAGGGGGTAAATCTAGTTTGTGGATGTCACTTCATTGATGCCTTGACCACTGCACAAATCGCCTGCTCTGCATTGAACTTGGTGCGATACTTCCGCAAGTCACCACCCAACTCACACACAACACCAGCATCACGAAAGAACTGCAACAACTCTTGCGCTGGTTGCACAAGATCAGCAAACGGTCTGCGCACCTTCATCACTTACCTGCACGAATCAATGAAAGTGGTGTACCAGTAACAAACTTCTTTGCGTCAGCGAAAGTAGAGAACCACAAAGTGTTCTTGCACTCTCTCGCAGTTTTGGTTTGTGTTTGCACATTCCAAACAATCCAAGAACCAGAATCCATGCGCATCAGATTCCAATCACCACGCTGGTAACTACCTGCTCTGATCTTGGTGAGTTTCATCACTTCACCTCTGCATTGAATACAGTCACATAACCTTCAGCACACTTGGCTTTCTTGTAAGTCCTGTTCTTGAAATCACCGAACGCAATTCTGCCATCAACCATTTCAACCACAACTTCAACTTTGTAACCTTTCGCTGCAAGCACCTCCGCATAGTCGTTCAACTTTGTGATGAACAACTTTGTGCAAACTTCGTGAGTTTCAATTCGTTCTGCATCAGTCAAACCAACACGGCACTCCTTGTTATAAGTGCCATAAGCAACTTCATATTGAATCCGAAAGTTACCGTCATCAAGTTGTGTGCTAGTCCAACCAGATATTGGTGTTGAATAACCACGCACCATCTTGCTGTGGCTGCTTCCTGCTTTACGGCAACCTGCATCATTCAGTGTGCGTGCAATACCAACCTGAGTAACCTTCTTGATCTTTATTGCTTCCATGTCTTTGCCCTCCTCTTGAGCCTGCCCTTGTGGGCATACCACCAGCATAGGCACAAACCCTGCCCCAAACCAAGTCAATCCACCCCAATCCCTGCCAATCCCAGACCAAACCAGTTCAGAAAACTACTTTTGCTGACGGGCTACACGGAAGCA